TCGATAGGTTTGCAAAAGATATTAGGAAAATCCATGACATCCATCACGTGTTCAGAAATGGGCGTGGGTTTAGCTGACGACTTAAAAGTCGAATGCCCAATGCAAGTACCATGCCAAGCAATTTGAGAGCCATGTGGCATAAATCTTACGGGACTCTTCTTATGCAAAGCCTTATTGGTCATGATCGGTACACCCATAACATTCTTCTCAAAATTATCAGCCGTGCCCGAAAACATAACACCCTCTAATCCTTTCAAGAAAGTGAGGCCTCGTTTGTACTGGTCCAAGGTGAGCGTACCCGCACAGCCCTCATTGGTTTCTGCTTTGCCACCAAGATGCACGCCAAGTATAATTGGCTTGTGTTCAGCAATTGCTGTTGCCCCACACATACCGGCAAACGTTGTCCCAGTATACTTGTGATACTCAAAGCCATAAAAACGGGCTTTACTATGACCTGTCTCTCCAAATTTAGCCAAACCATTTGAAAAGGAAACACTTCCCATCTTGTCTCTGTGAATCATGATAAATTCACATTTGGACAACAAACCATCTGGTAAATATCTTGTCAAATCTCGAAACGATCCACCATTGGGCACATAACACATCGCAATATCAGTGCCAGGCACAAAATATGCTGTACTTTTGCTCAAAATTGCAGAAAATTTACCACCATTAGCATCAGGATCTGTATATATGAAATCAACATCTAATTCATCGTCAATAAAATAATGCTGAGGCAATAACAATAAATTCGATCTCAAAAACAAACAATTTGCAGCCATTCGTCCTTCAGAAGTCTTAATAGATGCATATCTCAAATTCGTCAGTAACATATCCTTCAACTGTGTCGATGTGGTATTCCTTGCGACGCTCTGCACAGGCAATGGACGCTCAACGATTGGCGTCCAAGGACTAACCTCCGCATCTCGTTTTTCCACTTCTTCTCGCGTCATAGGATGCAATGAACCATGCGCTTCAAGAGTATTTCGCTTCTTACGCCAAGCTTTATACACTCGTGAAATTCCGTAAAGGACAGCAATAATGCCTCCAGCTTTACACAAATTGCCAATATGCCGATTGCGCAAATCTTCAAACATTGGCGCAATTGTATTGCGCCTACGCAACTCTTTGCGAAACTGGTG